TGGATAATTTTCATACGTATACCGATGTTTTGAAATATTTACATGCGACTATACATGTTCCTATAATTGACGGGTGTACACCTTACGAAATAGACAATCTTATGCTTTATGATGGTATGATGTCGGACTCTCATCCACAGTTAACAGATAACTGTCTTCATGTCACTTGGGATAATTCAGGGAGTCGTGAAAATGCAATCGTTCCTGAATTTGAAATTCCGCATTATTGGTGTGCACTACCGCCTGATGAAAATACATTAAAACTACTATATTTCCATGGATATTACCAAGCCAAAAAGTTTTTCACGAAGGGGGAAAGCACAACCAATGCGGCGGAAACTATTAATTCAGAACTACGAGAAAAAATCAAACAAAATACCGACCTTCTGATATATATTTTGAAAGGCGGTTTCTTATTTTTTGGATGTTTTTGTTTTTCACAAATGGTTGTTTAGAACATAGATGTGGAACTAATAAAAATATCACTATTTTAATATAATACAATTTAGATTAAAATGACGGCGTTGAAGTTATTAAATAATAATTTCATTCGGTTCTTGGTATGTTTAGTTTCAGGAACGAATTTGTTACTGTTTCTATACTCTAATAATTTTGAATGTGCTGGAGTTTTCATACTGTCCGCAATAGTTGCTTCGTTCTATAGCAAATATATGGTTGTGATTTTGATAGTGGCAATGGTGGTTTGCAATATTGCATGTACTACGCATAGTCAAATGGACGGATTCAAAATGAAGAAGAAAATAAAGAAACAAAAATCAAAACTAAAATCTAAACCAGAAGAAAGCGAAGGAGTAGATGATACTGGTGGAACTGGTACTGGTGCTGGAACTGGTACTGGAACATCAGGATCAGGAACAGGATCAGGATCAGGAACAGATACAACTCTTTCGCAAAATATCGCGACAATTTTGAGCGAGGTTCAGAGAATTAAAAAAGAATTAACTACATAATAGTATATGAGAAGGGTCGTTATCGCGTCGTTATTATTAATTTTAGCGACCTCTTACATTTATTGGATCTATTATAAGAAAAAAACGTCACCCGTCATTGAAATATTAAGTGCCGAAGAAATTCAACGCGTCATCACAACCGATGCGGATCATTATTATGAAAAGTTCCATGCAGTGGATTTCAAGGTGAGACAAGTGAAAAACAAAGTTGCGTATTTAGATAAAATTTCGGGGAGCGGCTGCGCCGCCGAAGAGGATATAATTCAAAAAGTCAAAGACTGTATTGGGGCAGTCAATTCACACTTGTCACACCAGCAAAACGAGACAATCCACGGGATTCATATAGACACGTTTTTGGAAATTCCCTGGAGAATCGGATTCATTTGTGATAAAAAATACGAGAATGGTTTGCCACATACGAGAGGAGACGTGATTATTTTGAATAGCCAAGATATACGGAGAAGATCCAAATCTGAAGTATGCAAACTTTTGATACATGAAAAAAGTCACGTGTATCAAAAGAAAGAAAAGGAAAAAATGGATACGTATTTAAAAACGAAATATACGGAAGTTAAACGGAAAGATTATACTGACGAAACGATTCCGGCCAATCCAGATACGAACGATACGATATATAAATGCAACGAGACAAAGGTGGTATTGCAAGGGAAATACAGGAAGAACCCAACACATTTCAGAGACGTTTTATTCACACAAAACGATCATTCGTTAGAACATCCATTTGAAACCATCGCGTATAATATGGAAGAGTTGTATTATTGAACCTCTTCAACAAACACTTCTGCGGAATCTTCCGCTGCCGGGACAGGAACCTTTTTATTACCTCCTCCTCCACCAAACATCTTTGAGACAAGAGACATTTTTCTCTTGTTCATTTCATTTGTTCCCGAAATTTTATCTTTCCCTCCGTAGTCTTTATATTTATCTTCAATATTTATAGATGACGCAACCTTTTCTCTCGGAACTGGCAAAGAAACCTTTTCAAGTATATCTTCTTCTTGTTCCTCCTCAACTTCTTCCTCCTCACCTTCTTCTTTCATGCTCAGTTTCGCGAAAAAAGAAGAGAGTCGCTTTATGACGGTGTTTCGTTCTCTCAATTTCCATTTATCCAAGTTCTGGGAATTGACAATAGTCCATATCTCATCGTGACAACCCCAGTCTTCATATGGATAAATACAATAACCGTCAATATCCCAGTGTTTTCCCCAACTATTACGCACGAGAAATCCTTTGGCAGTGTACCCGACCACGACCATTGCGTGACAGCCTAACTTCTCGTGTTCTTTTCGCTGTTTCCACAATTTGGTGGTATGGTTGAAAACGGGAAAACTAATGAGACACGGACCGTTAACGAGAAGTGCACGCTTGAGAGTTTCCATGGTACGGACTTTCGCATACCCATCGATTTTGAAATGAGATGCCTCTTCGAATATTTCGGGGGTTGGTGGATGTTTAGATCCATAAGGATACGTTTCTTCTTTGCAACAGCCACTTGACTTTAACGTTTCCATAAGATCACGAGGAGACATCAACGTCCTGGTTTTATCGGGACGAGCACAATAGAGAAACTGTGCTGAAGCGGTTATTTCATTTTTAAGTATTTTCCGCGAATACCATTCCAGAATACACGTACCTGCAAATGCCAACGATGTACCTTGTCGGCCTTGATTTCGGACACGTTGTATATGTCCACGCCAATCCAAAGTGCTCGGAATACGTTTGACGTCGTCATAAAGCGGCTCCGCCGCCCAGTCGCGCTCGTCACTTATGGATGGAATCACATTAAAAAATATGGATTGATCGGATTGCTCAAGAATTCGGCTTTTATCTGCCATTATGTAATACCTATATATATTAGGGGGGCGCAGCCCCCCTATGACCCCCCAATTATGTGTGGATGGCGGTTGATATGTCTAAATATAGGGGGGGCGCAGCCCCCTATGACCCCCTCTTGTTGCTTGTTGGTTATAAAATGTCTAAATGTGTAAAATCATGAACCTTTATGTGGATTTCTCGTTCATTCTGAATCGGCGTATCTAAGGGATAATGATCAATCTTTAGTGATTTTCGTGGGTTTTAGATTCATAATATTCTTATCTATGCTTAGTATATATGAATATACACGTGGATAAAATCCCATTGCCTTATAATCTTCCGCAATCGAAAGCTGAAATCGAACTCAATGAAAAGATGAAGGCCGTGAATGATATAATTACATATAATCTAAGTCGTCTTAGTGACAGGGTCTATGGGTATATACAAACTAATGAAAATGTGGATACATTATATGATAAAAATGGGAATCCTAAAAGGTATCATGAATCGGACTTATGCAAAGACGTTGACCGTGCAAGTGAGATAGAACTTAAAGGAATTGTCAAAGATTTTATAGACCTCTATACAAAACGGCAAAATAGGCTTAAAGAAGAAATTAATCAATTAATAACTGACTACAATCTTTATCCAAGTGTTAGTGTTACTGAACAAAAAAAAAAAGAGATTAAAGGAAAAGAAGAAGATATAAAGAATATAGAAATAATCTTACCCAAACTTAAAGCGGTGTTTCCAGAAGAAAACTATGGGGGTAGTAAAAAAAGTTCCCGGAAAAAAAGGAAAAGGCACAAATCAAAAAAAATAAGTAGAAAATCTAAAAATAAAAAAAAGTAAAAAAGGGGGAGATTACGTCCGTTCTTCTACTTAGACGGTAAGTTGCGATATATTTCAAAACCAGATCTTCTATTTGTATAACCACTCAGTTTGTGTATTGCAACAAGGCAATTCATAAAGTCCATGCAACTCCCCCTTGATGGGGGTCATAGGGCCCCCCTAATAATGAAACCTCCCCTTGATGGGGGTCATAGGGGGGCTGCGCCCCCCTACCTAAACGTATAAACTTTGGTTAGTTGCGATATATTTCAAAACCAGATCTTCTATTTGAGAGAGTTTGTGTAACCACTCCGTTTGTGTATTGCAACAAGGCAATTCATAAAGTCCACGCAACTCTTTCGCGATGGTCGCTATTTTCAACATCGCTTTCGTGAAATCTCCCACCGATATCTCTTTCTCTGCTAATTTTTCTTGTATAAACAGTTTACATGCTTGTTCCGACTCACACTCACACCACGCCATTGTCTCTTCCACTATATGATCATTGAATGCGTTATCGTAATGAATACCCGTATGTATCTGTCGGACTTCTTCTTCCATGCCATACATGGTATACATTTCTCTCAGTTCCCCGACTTTCGCCTTCATAAAGGGATCCTTGATAATATTGCACACTTCTTCTTTCACCTTCACATCTGTCACACACGACAAGATACCAACAATCTGCGTCGGGGAGAAGTCTCTGAAATAATCCCACTTGCCCACCATACACGTGATCCATATTGGACCGTGCAATTCCGCGACATGGCTGCAAATCAATCCGGTCTCAGTCGTGTTCACAACTGAGTTCACCAAATCAAATGTCAGAAACCCCTTATTCTCCAACAACCGGCAAATGCGCAATACCTGTTCTTGAACAAAGTGATTCAGATGATCCAACTGTCCCTTTTCTTTCTTGACCAAGTTCTCTTGGGTCTGTATTTTCTCCAAAAACAAGATATCTTTTTCTATATCTCTATGTTGTTCCTTCATATTATCCAACTCCATCTGCAGTTTCTTTCTTTTTTTTTGCTGACATTCCGTCTGTATTGTCTGTAATAACTCTCTATACTTCATACAAGCATGGTCTGGTGTTGTCATGTTGGAGATACATGCGTTCAAACGTACAAGTTCAGATGCGACTTGTCTCACCACCATCTCTTGACCCACACTTTCCGCTCGCAGTTCATCAAACATCATGCTTTTCTCAATAAAAGACACGATCTGATCTATTTTTATACCAGCCGTTGCTTTCAAAACACTAAACACCAATCCGTAGTCTATTCTGAACTTGGACACGAGTTTCGGTGGCTTCCCTTCCATCATCGCCTTATATTCAGTGAGAGTAGGCATTTTACGAAACAAACTATTGCAATGAATGATGTTTCCAAAAGTATCTATTCCGCGACGACCCGCACGGCCAGACATTTGTGTATACTCGTGTGATTGTAAATATCGTTCTTCGTGTCCGTCGTATTTCGTGAGACCCGTGAAAATGGCGGTTTTTATAGGACAATCCAGACCAATGGCGAACGATTCTGTGGCGAATAACAATTTAATGTACTTCTTACTGATAAACAATTCCACCATTTCTCGGAGGACTGGTATCATGCCACTATGATGAATCCCAACGCCTTTTTCCAAATACGACATCAACTCTACGTATTCGGGTAGTCTCTCGTATTCCTCGTGATTTGGCAGTTTCCGGATAATCTGCGTGGCTTCGTATTGAATCGTGTATGGAATCTTACTATCGTCTTCAAACAAAGACGTGGTCATTTCTTTCGCGCACATTTCCACGTTTTTCCGCGAAAATACAAACCCGATCGCGGGTAACATATCGTTCTCTTTCAAATACTTGGAAAGTTGATTCAAACAGAATTTGCGGCTGATTTTTACTGCCGCCTTCTCCAAATGGTCGCGGACTTCTTTCAACTCAGTATACCCGCTCATCATGAATGCCCCCTTGCTATCTTTCAGTAAAATCGGTTTGTTCGTTAATTTACGCATCCTGGCTTGAAGACTTTTATCTTTTATCTTATTGAAATCGTGTTCGCCCATGGTTGCAAAACCGTAATGAGTCAAGGGAACCACTCGGTGGGTAGTAGGACACAATACGACTTGTTTGTTTTTATGGCTGTCTTCGATCCATTTTGCGAAAAGGTCGGGTTTATCGAGCGTAGCAGATAACATCACCATCTGTACATGATCAGGTAACATCAAGATTGTTTTTTCCCAGACTTGACCACGTTCAATGTCGTTAATATAGTGAATCTCGTCAAACACGACCGCGGCCAACTCCGCGTCAAAATCCATTTGGAAATCCATTGCTGATTCTTTTTCTAACGATTTGTTGAATAGCCGGTTCATTAGAATCTCCGTCGTCATGATCAACACGTCTGCTTCGGGGTTTGTTTTGATATCTCCCGTAAACAAGCCGAAGGAAATATGCGGAAACTTCATGCGAAACTCGTAGAACTTCTGGTTAGACAGAGCCTTGATAGGACTCGTGTAAATCACCTTCTTACCTTGCCCCACCCAGTGTTCAATCGCAAACTCTGCAGGAAGGGTTTTACCAGATCCCGTATGCGCCGTGATGAGGACGTGGTGGTTTTTAACGATCCCTTCTATTGCATGTTTTTGGAACGCACTCAAAGGATAGGGATATCTCTCAAAGTGAGAGTTGAATTCGGAATCCTCCGGATAAGACATATTGCAGATTTTGACCATTTTCACAAGTTACTTTGTTTTGTTTTTGTGTTTGTTTTCAATTTTTCACGTGTTCATCATCATAAAGGTCAACACTTGAAGGTCAAATAAGGATAAAAAATAAAGGATAAAAATACATATGGATTTGTTAGGCACAACATCCAAGATAAAAAACGATACATTAGATCCTCTCTCGGTTATAATCAAACTATTCATCTATGCACACAAACAAGTCGGTACCAAACTATCCATCGGGTGTAATAAAATACACATCCAAGAACCAGGTATGTTTCAAGGAACGGTTCGGAAATACTATGGAGATAAAAAGAACGACGTGAACATTATCTTCTTTCCTATCATTTTCGCATGCAAGTATTATTTAGGAAATAAAAAACTCCGATCCCGATTCATACATTTGTTTGAAGTTGTCGTCGGATCCTTTGACAAACTTAAAGAGACATACCAAGGGAACGAAATTATTTATAATATAGATCAATTGAAATCCATCGCTCAAAATTTCATAGACAATGAGACATTTGATCCGAACACACTTTAC